ATGCTGAGGCTAAAACACTCAATCAAATCTACTGATATGCAAACAGCTACAAAGAACCGCAAAACAGCAAGGCAGCATACGTTTATTTCTCGTGAAATGACGGCCTCGCAATTCAGAACCGAAGCAATTAACGCTGTTGGGAATGCCATCTCACAACGGAAAGCAATTCAACGCACCGGAAAATCTTATCTTGTGGTTACTCAAAATCACATTCATGTTGAAACGATTTACAAAGCTCACCGGGCTGATTGGACTGTTCGCGGCGTGTCTCGCTTCATACTAGAGAACCAGGTTGCAATTCTTCAATTGATTCCTTGGACGAATACCGTTGCAATTAAACGCTTTCGTGAGCTTGTTGATCTTGCTTTTGATTTTCAAAATATTGAGGGATAGGATTATTATGAGCGAAGAAATAATCCTTGCTATCGTTCTCTTCTCAACTTCGATAGCAGCGGCAAAGAGCCGTAAACCTGAACTGGTATCTGACCGTAAAGCGTGTTGTTTTTGCCTCTGGAAAATTGGCTTTACTCAACAGCAAATTGCTGAAAAGCTAAATACAACACAGCAGGCCGTGGCCTTCCACATCAAAACTTATTCAAAATGACTGAAGCTAAAGAACCTAAAAAAGTAAAAAAGAACCCGGCTAAAGCTATTGATAGCCTAGTAGCTGAAATAAAAGAGAACCGCGAAGATTCTAAGCAAAAACAGCTAATCGAAAAGGCTGATATGAAATTCTTTGTCGATACGGCTAAAGAGTTGGCAATACCTTTTAAATTCCTTGAATTTAAGTGTATTCGTGATGGCCTCCCCGGTGTTGGCTCGTACATGTGTCCAACTAAAGATGGTGATATTCGTTTCTATACGCCTTCTATCGACGGCGAAATGGAGTGCTACACAACCGATACTACAAATGTAAAGGTTCACGACTGGTATTTAACCCGCTTCCAAACCCCGAATAAGGATAAAAACGGGCGACTAGCAAAGTACATGCCTGTGCAGGGTGGCGGGACCAGGTTACAAATGACTCCGCTTGTCACTGAAGCTTACAAGGCTAAAAAGAAAATTAAAACCCTATACATGATAGAGGGCTTTAAAAAGTCGCTTTCGGTGTGGTTTCATGGCGGTTTGCCCGTTGTTGGTATGAACGGCCTCTACGGGTTCAAAGAGCCTCAAAAAAACCAGATACGGGCTGAACTGAGAGATTTACTCAAGGTTTGCGAAGTTGAGCGGGTTGTTATACTGAATGACTCCGATTTATTCAACATTGCCGAAAGTAAGGAATATGCTGAAAGCTCACGGCCAATGGACTTTTTCAGGGCTGCAATTGCCGCAAAATCACTATTAGAACCTTTTTGCGATGTTTGTTTAGTGCATCCGGTACCGGGTGAAAAGAAACTTGGTTTTGATGATCTTTTGCTCGAAAAATCAACCTATAAGTTTACTAATGAAGATTTACTGTCTGATACAAAGATTGAAGATTCAGGCCGTGCGTACATCTTTGAACGCCTTGCTAGTATCCTGAAAAATGGAACTGATTCCGATGGGGTTTTCTCAATGTGCAAACTTTCGGCTATCTCTGATTTCCGCATTAAAGAATACTTTCATCTCGATGATGTTCAGAACTTTTACACCTATCACATTACTGAATTAAAGGCGCGTCGTACTTTCCGCTTTGGAACGTATAAATATAAAGTTCGCGAAGATGGAACTTTAGAGGAAGTTAAGGACGTTGAAAACTTTGGTTATAAGATCGTTGACGGTTGTATAATGAAACCGGGCGGGCGCGATGCGAAAGGCGAACCCAAGGCCGATACGCTTATTGCAAACTTCACAATGAAAATCCTTTTTCACATTAAAGGAGATGAAAATGTAAGGGTTGTTGAGTTGGTAAATAATCTGAATCAACGCATTGTTTTAGAGGTGTCGAGCGAAGATTTAAGTAGTCCGCAAAAGTTCTTTTCATTATGTGTAAATGAAGGTGAATTTATCTTCTATGGTGGAAAAGATGATCTGATTAAGATTCTCGGTAACATACTGAAGCATGAAAGGCAAGCAATTGTTTTCTCAAACCTAGGATATCAGCCGGGTAGCGGTGTTTTTGCCTTTTCGAACGGTATTGCAACGGTCGATGGTTGGAAACCTTGCGACGAATACGGAATAGTAGAGCATAATGACAACTTTTTTTACTTCCCGGCTTACTCCAAATTCAACGCCCGGAAACTTGACCGCTTTGCCGATGATCGTAAATATTGCCACATCGAAAGCGATAAGAAATACACCTTTGAACAATGGCAGGCGCAATTTTGCAAGGTGTACAAAGAAAACGGCGTTGTTACCGTCTGTTTTTACCTAGCTACTTTGTTTTCAGATATTGTTTTCAATCATCGATCCGGCATTGGGTTTCCGCTGTTGTTTGCTTCGGGTAAGCCAAAAACTGGGAAATCTACCATCTTCATTTCATTGCTCCGTTTGTTTGGCGACGGCCTAAATGGTGAGTCGTTAACAAGCTCGTCAACATTCAAGTTTTTGTTTACACAGTTCGCAAAAATGCGTAACGGGCTTGTTTTCTTAGATGAATATTCAAATGACAATCCTAAGGTTTTTGATTTCCTAAAGAACATTTTCGACCGTCGGCCTTATGGTACGAAACAATATTCGAACGATAACAAAACTCGTATTGTTCCCGTGCTTTGTCCTTGCTGCGTGGCTGGTGAGGTTCTTCCAACTGGTAATCACGCCCTATTTACCCGTTCTATTTCTTTGATGTTCAACATTGTAGAAGATGTTAGAACAGAGGCAGAAAAAGACGAATTCCGTAAACTTTCTCGCATGGAGGAAACGGGGTTAACTTCTATTACTGTTAACATGGTGAAAAACAGACATTTTGTTGAAAACCATTTTGATAAAACCTATTCAGAAGTTTCGAAAACCGTTGATTTTCAGTTTCGTAAAATGGTTATTGATGGCCGTATGAAAAAATCAGCAAAATGGATTTTAACGGTTGTGAAAGTGTTGCTTGATAATGAAGCTATTTTCTTTGATGGTTATTCGTTCGATGACATTGTAAGTATCTGGACTAATGCGCTTATTGCTCAGAATAACCAGATTCAAACGAATACCGATGCCGCTAAATTCTGGGAAATTATTGAAAGTCTTATTCGCGACGGCCTTATTTCGGAGGATGCCGGGGATTACTCATTTCAGGGTAATTACTTCGTTATCCGGCTTAATAGGGTAGTCCAGAAATACCAGAAACGAGCTATCGAACTACATTTTTCAAAGGTTTTAGATAAACCGTCGTTAGCCAACTATTTATCAACTGAATCTTATTTCGTCGATACTGCCAATGCTGATGGTTCACCCCGGTTGATCCGCTTTAGTGGCTCTAGTTCTCCTACTTCGGGTATTTGGCTCGATTATGCTACGTTGGCCGAACGCTACGGAATTGACCTCACAAAGCAAGTTTTTGCAAAGATCATCAACAGCGGACCGGTTGACCAAGGTTCTACCGAACCCGAACCAGAGGAAAGAACCCCTGATGCTGAACAAATGAAAATGAAACTAAATAATTAAAGAATAAAATGGAAATAATAGTTAATGAAAGTGGAAAATTGATGCGGTTTTACTTTTTCCCAAAATTTAGAGAGAATTCGCACATCTATATTGAAAAATGTTCTGAGGATCAAAGTTGTATGGTCACAGTGTGGGCTTGTCGTATATTTTGGATAAAAACTAGTTATTACGTGAGGATAGTAAAAAAATATCCACTTTAATTTTTTTTATTTTGATACATAAACAGTTAGAAAATAGACAATTATGATTCGAAGGAAAAATTTAGAAGAAACTCGAAAAGAACGATTTGAGGCTTACAAAGCTGAATCAAATCGAAATGCTTCGACTGGCTGTATTTCAATACTTATAGCTATTGGTCTGGTTTTGGCCTCTCTAAAATGGATTTATCCACTATGCGCAAAATACTTAGTTGAGCTGTTCCGAAATGCCGGGGCTAATATCTGAGAAATATGAGAAACAGTAAGACAGTACCCGTTCCGGCAGCCTCTAAAAAGCCCGTTTTTTTCTTAACCGAATTAAATGATATGAGTCCGGACTACTTTGATTATTTGAATTTGGCGTTTGGAACGAAAGTTAAATCAGTAAAAAGTAAGAAGAAATGAATCAAGAAATTATAGAATACCTGTCTAGTCACGGGTGGAAAAAAACAAAGTATAACCGTGACCTTTGGGCGGTTTTTGTTCATACTATCATATCTGAACCAAATATTGACGGTCGTTTATCTCTTATAGTTAAAGGCTTAGATAGTGTTCAGGTGATATATTCGGATGTTCCGGGGTGTTCTTTTTGTGATGCTGTTTGTTTCAAGATCGAAACGGTTGATCGCTTAAAATCGTTGCTCTCATTTATCAATTACGACATTCTTTTGTCTCCCAAAATGGCATCTAAATACACGGTTGAACAGTTGGAGGAAACGGGAATGATAATCACTGAAAATTACTAAAAATGAAAGAATTTCAAATAGACACAAATTTTCAAACGCCTTTAGATGTTTGTAATTACATGGTCGATATGATCCCGGCTGATGCTGTTACGGTATGGGAACCAACGCCCGGAATGGGAAATATTGTTTCTGTTTTAGTAGGTCGAAATAAGTACAAAGTAACTACTGCAGACGATTTCTTTTTAGTCGATAAAACAGAGCGTTTCGACTGCATTGTTATGAACCCTCCTTTTAGCAGTAAAACGGCCTTTATTGATAATGCCCCTGCTGATGCTGACATTAAGGGAATGAAACTAGGTTATTATATGCTTTCTCAGTGCATGGAAATGTCTGATCATGTTATTGCTTTAATGCCTTGGTTCACAATTGCCGATAGTGATGTTAGAGCGCGCGCTTTGGTTAATTATGGGTTGAAATCGTTAACTATATTACCCCGAAAAACCTTCCAATATGCACGAATTCAAACCGTTGTTATTGAACTCGAAAAGGGGTTTAATTCCGATACTATTTTTCAAGCTTATAAGTATAAATAATTAAAAATCAACACTATGATACTATCATTTAGCACAAAACACAAAAACGGTGAACCTACTTATTTCATCGAAAAAATATACCTAGCTTTAAATGAGTTGAATCCTCTCATGTGTGAATTTTGGTTGCTTCGCAATGAACATTATTTTCGTCGTTTTGGTAAATGTTACGAGACTTACCGAAATATTGATGAACTGAGTCCTAAACGGCACACAATACGCCGCGACACTAAAAAACGTTGGAAAGCTGGCCGTTTAATCCACTTTGTAATTAACAGTCGTAGCAAATTATATTTTCGGTTTGCGCCTGTACTTCCTTGTGTTAGTACTCAGGAAATAAAGATCATCTACACTAAATGTTTTGGCGGCAAAGCTGAGGTTTTTGTAGATGGGCGGAAACTTTCTTCTTTAGAATGTGGCATACTAGCACAAAACGACGGTTTTAACAGCTTCAAAGATTTTACCGACTGGTTTACTGAAGACTTTGAAGGCGTTTTAATTCATTGGACAAATATCCGGTACTAAAATGATAAAAGAAACCTACATAGAGCTAACAATTGATCAGCTCATTGTGATTCTCGAACGCGAAACGGGCGAAACAATAAAAAGAGTCGACTTTGAAGACAATAAGCCCGTAAAGCTGATAATTGATAAAACGGATAACGAAAACAAGTAAAAATAGAAAAGATGATAGAAATTACTTCAGGGGATTTCCTAGCGGGTGGGGGCGGTGTTACTGAGGCCATGACCCAAGTACCTGGCTTAAGAGTAAAATGGGTTCTAAATCACTGGTCAACTGCAATACGTACCAATATGCACAATCATAAAAATGTAAAGCACTATTTGGCCGATTTCTACAAACAAGATGAACACGAAATGGAATCTGTTGATTTCGTTTGGGCTTCAATTGAATGTACTCAACATAGCCGGGCTAATGGTGGGCGCGAAAAGAAAATAGGCAGCTACACGCTGGGTTTTGAGCTTGTAAGGTATTTAAAACACCTTCAACCGCTTATTGTAGGCATTGAAAATGTGCCTGAGTTTAAAAAATGGAGTCCAGTTCGGATTAAAGAAGACGTAAAAAATTCAACGAATAGTTATTCTGCATTATCGATTGATAAGAAAGGGCAATATAAATATGTCCCGATAAAATCACGATTAGGCGAATGTTTTAGAGAATGGAAAGCCGCTATCTGTTCTATGGGTTACGATTATCACGAACTCATTTGCAATGCTGCTGATTACGGTATCCCAACGCGCCGGGTCCGTTATTTTGCTTTTTTTACAAAGTCGCATTTGCAAATGGAAGTGAATTGGCCAAAGCCTACGCACTCAAAAGATGGCAAAAACGGCCTTTTGAAATGGGTTGCATGTAAAAGCTTCATCGATCTATCAAATGAAGGTGAAAGCATTTTTGGCCGTGAGTTTAACGAAAATATTAAACCTCAGTACCGTAAACCTCCAGTTGTAAACTCGATGAAACGCTATGCTGGAGGCTGCAAAAAGTATTTTCCCGAATTGGCGTTCATCTGCCAATATTACGGCTCCGGGTTAAACATTCAAAGTATAGATAGCCCGTTGAACACCATCACAACAAAAGATCGTCACGTATTGGTCAAAATGGAAAAGCTGAATTTCATTACTGATCATTGTCATACCGACAATTATCACACTCCAGACGTGCCAATGAACCCAATACTAACAAGGGAAACAAAGCAATTGGTAACGGGTTCTTTCATTTCTCACCAGTTTGGCAATAGCGTTAACCATTCGGTCAATTCTCCAATGGGGACTATTACCGCCGGGGAAAAAATTCAGTTTGTTACTACCTATTTCAATGCAAATGAGAATAAACCGTTGCTTTCAGCTATTGCAAACGGTGAATTTGATTTCGACATTAAAGCCAGGTTCTTAACGCCCGACGAATTGAGCAACATTTCAACATTTCCGGCTCAATATTTTACTGATCCTAAACTGAAGCTCACAAAAAAAGAGATGGTAAAGCTCATAGGCAATGCCGTTCCTCCTAAATGGGCAGAACTAATGATCAAGCCAGTTATAGCCGAATTACAACAGAAATTAGAAAAACAACAAGCATCATGAAAAACCACACAACAAAATTCCAGTTAAAAGAATACGTCTATTTTCTTTATCTCAATCAGATATGGTGCTGTCAAGTCGATGAGGTTAGAACCAAAGAAAAGAATGATAAAATTGAAGAAATGTACATTTTTCATCCTTATCCTAACAATGCTGTTGAATACTATTCTGATCAACTGTACAAAAAGAAAGATGAATTAGTAGCCTCATTACTTGTAACGCCTGTGAAAAATGGAGTTAATGTTTAACCATGAAATCTGGACACTCTGCCCCACATGCGGGGCGGAGTTCGATATAAGAGCAGAAGGCTGCAAATGTCCGAAATGTAAAACTTTAGTAATTAATTAAATAAATCAAAATGACACAAAGTAAATTTTCAAAAATTAAAAAAGGAGAGTTTTTTAGATTCTCAAATTCAAAAAAGGTTTATGTTTTTGATGGTGGCGGTAAGGTTCGCGGGTTCAATTATCACGAATACGAAGACATTAACAACCGCAAACAAACAAAAACCGATAGAGTTGTTGAAATAGGTTTTACCTTTTAATCAAAATCGAAATGAAAAAAAACATTGAAATGAAGAAAGTTAACGGGTTTAAACAACCTATTGCTACCCCCGATGCTGAACGTATTGGAGGCGGTGCGCCCGAAAGTGCTATCAATCCGAAGCTAAAAGAGCAGGCGCAAAAAATTGTAAAATCGCTAAAGAAAAAACGGTAATGGCTACAGTAACAAAGAAAAGTAAAAGCTATAAGTACCTAGATACTGACTCTACAGTTTCGATAGGCAGTTCAGCCGATAGGTACAATACATTTTTAAAAAGCGGGAATATTTACCCTTATTTGCGTAAAGGGTTGGTTGTAAAAGACGATATAACGCCTGAACATCTGATTAATACATTTCAGTTAGATGCTGTTGCTTTTGGTAATTGGGTGACAATGTGGGATAGAATCAACTACACCAATGCGCTTTTCATTGCCTTGTACGATTTAAACAAGGTTTTGGGGTTCAATGGAAACATAGGCATAAAAAAGAATCTTACTATTACCGTAGGAGATAGAGGTATTCCAAACAGTGCCGCGCATTACAGCCCTTCGCGAATGTTGATAAATATTAACAGGTATTCGCGCACTACTGTCGATGAAAAACTAGAAGCATTTCTATCGTCGGGAGGTATTCATAGTTTAGCGCACGAATACGGACACTTTTTAGACTACTTCGCCGGTTCAGTTCTCGAACCTCAAACCGCTCACTTTGCAGCCTCGGGCGGTCATAGTTTGTCAAAGTCTCCAATGGGATATAAATCCCCAATTCGTAGTTTGTTCGATGAAATTTTAGATAAGCAAATTTTAACCCGGAACGGAAAGCAAACAGAGTATTATAACAATCTGGTAAAAACAGATGGTTATGGCGACTATTGGAGGCGACGAACTGAAATATTTGCACGTGCTTTCGAATCGTGGGTATCGTTCGAATTGCAACAACAAGGCATAAACAACAAGCTTTTAACCTATAAATCATACATTTCAATGGTTTATCCCTCTAATGGTATTGTTAGGGAATGCGCACCGCTATTCCGTAAACTGGCTAAAGCTATTGGAGATAGAATAAAGTAGTTTTACAATCTTAATACATTGTTTTACTTTTCTTAAACAATACTCTTAAAAAGCGACTTTGGGAACCTCCCCGGAGTCGTTTTTCTTTGTGGCCACAATAGTAAACTACATTCATTCCATATAGGTTGTAGTAAATGTAGATTTCTCTTTAGTTGGTTCTTTCAATATCTCTATCTCTCTCAGCCTATTTTCCCCCGCGCCCCCTAATGATATTTAGAATAAGAAGTTTGTTTGGTTGTTGTCTTTTCCAAATATCGAAACATGATTAAAAACATATCTACAATATCTACATTAAAAACTAAACTATTATTAATTACTTACTTATACTTAGTTATTTAAGTGTTGATGTAGATTTATGTAGATTTTTAAGGCTAAAATGTAGATTTTTTTGAATAAATGTAGATTTTAGTTTTTTAGGGCTTTTCGGCATTGTTCAAAGTCTGAAAAATCTACAAAACGGCCTAAAAATCTACATTCGTCTACATAAATCTACACTTTTTCGAAATTAAACTATTAATTTTCAATTAGTTGCAAAATGTAGATTTTGTAGATGTAGTTTTTTCACTGTTTTTATATTTTAACATGTAAAAGTTGTACAGAGTTTAACTGTTTACAAATATCAAACAAGGTTGTTACACTTGTTAACCAATACTTTAGCACTGTAAAAACAATTAAAATTTAGTGCTATGAGTTCAAATGTATTACCAATCTTTAAAGATTCTCACATTGATTTTCTTTCACAGGCCGTTGACAATGCAATTAAGGCCAAAGGTTTAATTGAGTTGGTTGATCAACCTGTAACCGCTATTTCGTTGAAAATCATTAATGGCGTTGCTTCGCCTAAAATTTCAGAAGATTTTAAAACTTCATTTCATGAGGTTCTCGATTCTGTAATTGAAAAAGATTACAAAGAAGCTGGCGTTACATTGGCCGGGTTCATTAACGATGCTGTTGATATTCCAATGATCGACGAAAACACCGAATCGTTCATCTTTACCGGGTTTATGACCTACGTTGTTGGGTTGCTAAACCTCGATTAACACGGGTTCTTTTTACTTCTATATCTATTTTTTTATTACCACTTACAAAGAACGGCGTTTAGCTCGCGCCGTTCTTTCTTCTGTTCTTTTTTAATTATTAATGTATCAACTGTTTACAATTGTTGTTTTCGGGTTGAAAACTGTTTTCAAAACATTGTTTTCACATTGAAAACACTTAAATATTGTTTGTTTATGGAAAAAACTTATGAGTTTAAAACACAATTTGGCGCACGGTTAACACAAGATGAAGCCGATTATCTCAACGAAAACAAAGATTCTTTAATACCTGAAATTGATGGTGATGTTTCGGGCAAGGCAGTTCTTTTGTTCATGGCCGAAAAAGCTATTTCAAAGGTTGCAGCATCAAAAAAAAGTTTACAGTCGGATATTGATTTGATTGATAAACTTCAAAAGCAAGTAACGGAACTTCTGGAAATTCAAGATAAAAACCGTTTGGCATTAGACCAGGCTTCGAAGGAAAAGGAAGATTTAATTATTGATTTGCGCACATGTGGCGAAAACTACGAAGAAACATTAAAGCATAAAGAGGCTCAAACCTTTGAACTTCAACAGGCTTTAATCTCTCGTAACTTAACCGAAAATCAAATCTTAATCAGTCTTACCCCTCTCGAATATGCAGTTACAAAGCTTATTCAGGAACGTACTGAGGAACGCGCAAAAACACCAATTTCAATGAGAGACGTTATTTTTTCGGCCTTCTGGCTGTACTACGTTACTCAGGAATGGGAATTCTCAAAACTGCCGTTGCTGGTCTCAAAACGTGAGCTTAAAGAGTTGGTACGAACAATACCCGCTGAATAATGGATTTCGGTATAATGAAAGGTTTGTTCAAATCGTTCAAACCGCAAATAACCCCGGCCATTGCTTCGGGTGAAGCTGAACTGATTACCTACCTGAAAAGTGTGGAATTGCAAGAAGGTGAGGCCAAAGCCATTGTTTTAGTCGATTATACTTCTACTGATGAGGCTGTTATTGCCGTTGCTACTGTTGATGAAGAACGGAAAATTCTCAGGGTAATTACTCACTTCAAAAAAGACAAAATTGTTGATCTAATCTTTAAACTCTTTAGCTAATATGGATTTGTTTGAATATAAAGAACCTGAATCAACGGCGTTTAAAGCTTCTGATTCTCAAGTTAGGAACTTGATTCTTGAAATGAATGACCAGAGCGCAAAAGTTAAAGATGATGACTTTGTTACGCCTGAAATCGACGGTGTTGATGATGACTTTGAGCCACAAAAAGACAAAAAAGCATTCAATAAAGGCATTGAAATAACTGCTGAGGTTTTGGTCAAAGGTGCTGACCGTATTATCTCCATGTTCTTTGGCCGTTATGCAATGGAGCCGGATGAAACTTTTTATGCCGATGACTCCGATTTGGCCGATATTTCGCGGCCTCTCGAAATTTACTTTCAGGATAACAAGAAAAGTATTCCAGCTTGGGCGGTTGCTCTCTTTTCGGCTGTGATCATTCTTATTGGTAAGTTTAACACTGCTAAAATATTGCGCTCTAAGAATTTAGAGATCAATAAGTACAAAAAAGAAACTGAGGATTTGAAGCGTGAAATAGATTTAGCCAAAAAAGAAAAAGAGTTAAATGAATTACGGTCTGAACTAAATAAAAGTCGTGAGTAATGTCTACCGATATTCAAACCCGTATGATTTTAGTTGTCGGTACCAATGGCACGGGAAAAACAACGCTTTCGAGAGAGATGTTTGAGGGATTGAACGTACCGCGCAAACTGGTTTTAACGCAACATCATTCTGAATGGTCTTATTTGCCTCACAACTCTCTGCAATCGGCTTCCGATCTTAAATTTTTGGGTCAAAACTGGCACTTTGTAATAGAGGAAAAAACGATCTGGAAAAAGCTTAAACATTTTGTAAATGGTGGTTTACTTCTGGATGATGCACAAAATTTTATGCTGTCGAGTACTGACCCAGATGTTAAGCGGCTCTACATTTCGCGGAGGCAAAACGCCGTTCATATTATCATGGTAGCGCATGGTTTAACAGAGATTCCACCAAAGGCTTTCACCTTCTGTACTGATATCTTTCTGTTTGCTACTCGTGACAATATAGATTCAACACGTAAAAACACCGTTCAAAACTATGAACAGTTAATTGAAACACAACGCCGGGTTAATGAGCGTGCAAACGATAAAACAAAGTGTTGGGTATCTGATAATTTAAGTGACAATTGGCACTATTGCGAACACATAACATATTGATTTATGAAACAATTATTTAGTTTTTTGCAGCCTTTTATTCAGAAATATGGCAAAACCATTTTAAAAGTTGGTTGGTTCTTTGTTGCTCCGGTTGTTGAACGCTTTTTGAAGAAAATTACTTCGAGAAAAGTTTCAACTAGTCCTTATAAAGAAATTAGGCCTATATGCATAAAGCCAACGGTTCAAAATCCTTATGTTCCTGAAACATTAGCGGCGGTAAAAGGAAAAATATCTTTCCCGGCAAAAACTGAAAATTGTCAGAAATCAAAACATTTTAGGCTCGATAAACGGGCTAAACAATTGAAGCGTAAACATTTCTTAGCGAAAAAGTAAATGGAAAAACCTACAGTAATGACTAAAACAGAGCTTGCGCGGTTGTGTTCGGTGTCAAAGAATACTATAGGCTACTGGTGTAATGATCTTTATTATCGCGATTTGTTGATTTTAGGTTATAGAAAAACACAGAAAGTGTTCACTCCAAAACAGTGGCACTATTTATTAGATATTTTAATTGTTATTGATTGATTCTTGTTTTTTATTGTGAAAAGTCGGGGGTTTTCTTCCGGCTTTTTTTATGCTTAGTTTTTTCAAAATCACAGTATTTTCCATTAAGTCGGGGAACTCCCAATAACTGACAATCAGCAATTTAATTGCTTTAAACTTTGTGTCTCTGTAAATAATTTTAGTATAAACAAAACACAAATTTAAAGCGATGAATAACGCAAAACTTGTTTTTTACATGAGCATTGCCACTACTCTTCTTGTGGCTTATTTGGCTTATGATCTCTATCAAAAAAAGAATGCATCCACTCCGGCGGCTTAATCTATTAACCTTATTAAAAAGAAATTCTGTGAAAAATTCAAATGCTGCGGCTCAAGAGCTGCAAAAACTCACAAACAAAAATTTAGTTGGTCCATCTTACGATGGCGGTTATTTCGGTGCTGAAAATCGTAATCCGGGTATTCAATTTATTGGTACTGCTCAGGACTTTTCAAACGAAATTCAAACCTCTGAGACTTACAAAATTACTTTGAGTAATCAGGGTACTGCTGCCGAAGATCAGTTAATTGCTATCAATTTAGGTGCTTTTGCTTCTGCTGCTGAGGTTGCCACTCATTGTGGCGTTTCGTTGGCTGCTGTTGTTGCCGATGGTACTATCATTGCTACAACTGACAAAGTTGTAACATGTTCAGGTTATCCAACATCTTTGATTGAATTTAAATCGTATGTGAAAAACAACGCGACTAGGTTCACAAAAATTCAGATGAATGTAACCACTCCAGAACAGTTACAAGAACCTCTGGGAATTTTGGTTTCAAACCCTTTCCGTGGCCGCGTACCTTCGCAAATTGCACCATCTAACTACATCGATCCTAAAAACAACAACAACAAGCTTGTTGAGTTTTTCATGAACGATTTTCAGTTAGACGATCAATCAGTTGTTTATTTCAAATTGCTTGCTGGCGAAAAAGTTACTATGACTTTCTTCCCCGGTGCAACTTCGAATGCTGCTGCTGAATTGAAGATGGCCGCTTCTCAGGCTCGCTTAACAGGAAAATTCAATCACGAAGACCGTAACAACAAATAATATGTTACGGGCTTTACGATTAGTAAAAGCAATAGTAAACGCACGGCCTGAAATCGTGCGTTTTCTATTTAAAAAGTATGGTATTGATGCTGAGCCTACGGAATTGGCTTTAGTTCTTGCCTTACAGTCACAAGGTGACCAGTTTAAAATCGACTTGGCTAATTTGGTTAGTGGTAAAACTACTATTACAATGAATGCCGATGGTGATACTCCTGTAACTCCTTCAGCTACGGATACCAGTTGGTTAGATACTTTGTCGGGATACATTGCCGATTTGGGAAAAATCGTTTCTGGTGGAACTGCTATCTGGGGACAAGTGTCGGGCGCAATAGACGCAAACACAACCTCTGATGCTGAATATAATTTAGAAGTTCTCAAACTTCAATACTCACAAGAGGCCGCGGCCAAACAACAACAGACAATTATTATTGCCGTTGCTGGTATTGCGTTGGTGGTTATTGTGTTGGCTGTTATCATGTTAAAACGTAAATAGTATGAAACTTTGGAGGGTGGTTTTTTCATTTCTAACGCTTTGCGGTGCTGCTTATCTGGCCTTTTCCCGCGAAACTCGTAAAAGCATCTTAAACGATGTTATGCCACTTCCGGGGGGGAATTCAGATTCTAAGGAATATTCTCGCTTTTCTGATTATTCTGATAGGTCTACGAAGTTTGGCAACGGGTCAGATCGTAACAATAACACCGATGAAGGGAACCACAACGTAATCAATATCAATATTTCGGGTATTCCGGGCGGTTCGTCGTCGGGTACTGCTGGCGAAAAGTCGGCAACTATCAGCGGCGAAGATGGTGAAGATGGTCGAGATGGTGAAGATGGTTTTACGCCTTACATTGGCGAAAATGGTAACTGGTTCATAAATGGCGTTGATACTGGTCATCCTTCGCGGGGTGCCGATGGTATTAACGGCATGGCGGGTTCTGGTACGGTTGTAATTCCTACAATTGGCAGTAATGGCAACTGGTTTATAAATGGCGTTGACACAGGTAAACCCTCACGGGGTGCAACTGGTCCTACTGGTGCATCTGGTCGCGATGGTTATAATGGTGCTGATGGCCGCGATGGTGTTTGTCAAACTTGCCCGGGTGCAACTGTTGATATTCCGGTAACGCCTGTAACCCCAGAAGTTTATCCCGATCCGGTTGTTGAATATACAAATCCAAACTTTACTTTGCTGGTTGGTGATAATTGTCAACTGGTAGCTAAAGGTTTTGTCGGTGGTTCGGGCTTGTTTCAAATTAGTTCGAAAACTTATGATTCAACTGTTTCCGCGTTGGCCGATAAATCAAACTTTGTTGATGTTTCCGCGGGTAGTAATTACACATTTACAAATGTTCCTTCGGGTTCGCGTAGTGTAATTATTCGCGATAAGAATAACCCTGATAGGGTAGTAGTTCGTTCTGCTCAGTCTGTTTGTGTCTCTAATGGTACAACAAACACCGGAACAACGAACACCGGAACAACGAACACCGGAACAACGAACACCGGAACAACGAACACCGGGACAACGAACACCGGAACAACAACGCCAACGGTTCAGCCTATTGATTTTGTACTTTCGGCTGGTAACTGTTCGGCCTCTGTTGGTTCTGTTACTGGAGGTTCTGGTAATTATGAGGTTAATCAAGTTACTTATTCAACGGCGGCGGCGGCTTTGTCTGGTGTTTGGCGCGATTTGTCGGGCTCTTTTGCTTTGGCTTCTGTTCCGGCTGGTACGCGGTTTATGGCTGTGCGTGATAGGTTAAATCCTTCTTTGGTAACGGTTCAAAGTGTTGTCGTGTCATGCGCTTCGCAAACTCAAACAAATCAGGCTGATACTGGCACAACTATTCCACCACAAACTCAGTTTATTCCTCCTATTACTTTTGGGGTTTCGCATCCAAACCCTTGTCAGGTTCTTGTTCAGAATTTTGCTGGAGGTGGAAATGGTGTGCATCAAATAGGTACAACAACTTTTGCTTCGGCGGTCGATGCTTCGAACAATAGGAGTTTTGAAAATGTAAGCGCGTATAAAACATATAATAATGTCCCGGCTGGTACTCGTTACATAGCTGTGCGCAATGCTGCTTATCCGGCTACAATTGTAGTTAAGTCGATTGTTGTAAGTTGTTCAAATACAAGTAATACAACTACGGCGCGGGTAACAGCTGTTTCTAGTTGTTTAGGTTATCCATCTAGTTGGTTTCCGTTGGTTAATGGGGTTTCTAATCCGGCTGTTTATCTGTATCGTTCAATGTTTTATTTGCAGTTTAACGCTACTCTTTCGGATAAAAATCCAGATAGTCAAGTTTTTGACAATCTATTTTATTCTGATTTAGTTTCTAAAGGTTGGCCTGTTTCTCTTACGCCTGAACTTCTTTGTGAACGTTATTCTTGGCAATTGGCTCATCCTGTAGTATTGTCTAATCAAGTTAGTTCTGGTCGTGGTACTAGTGCGGGTTTAACTCCTGTTACTGTTGAAGTTGAAAAAGGTGATGGTGGTCAGTGGATTTATTCACCTCGCTCTCCTAATCCAATATGGTTTCCTGATGGAACTGCTCCCGGTGATAATTAGATTATGGCAGGAATTAAAAATATAGCTCAGCGCGTTTGTGCGCTTTATCCCTCGGTAATAGTTGCCGGGGGGTTTGCTCTAAGCAACTATTATAAACATCGTTTGCCTACCGATTTGGATTTGTGGAATGTTCCGGCTGATTTCAAAATGGCTTGCGAAGAAAAGGAAGTTATTAATCAATACCTAACCAAATTAACGGTTAACGGTTTGGTTGTCGATTGTTTAAGCTCGTCTTATTCGGCTGATAAGGTTCTTTTTCCTCCGGTTTATGTTGATATGGTTCGATGTCTTGATAAACAAGATTTAGCTGTTGGTACAGTTCATCAGATTTTAAATCAACGGCCTTTAAAACGGTCGGTTTTTTACGATTTATATATGTTGCTGACCGATTTTAAACCCTGTTCTATCGTTTCTTCGTTCTTATCTGTTTATCCGGCTTTTGATCGTTCGTTGGTTGTTTCGGCCTTAACAAATTTCGATTTAGTTGAAAATTCTGCTGATGCTTTGTTGCTAGATTGTTGCGGTGGTTGGGAAAATGTGAAAAGTGTAATTACTCAAAAAGTGCGCGCATGTCTGGGATAACTCAAACTTTGCCTACTCGGTTGGTAATTCTTACCGATAGCACAACGCCTGCAATGCTTAATCTTATTGATGGAACTTTCAATAATGCTGAAATTCTTTTGAATCAACCGCATTGGGAACATTTGCCTAATGCTTACAAAGATTTCATTATTGCGCATGAGGAAGGACATTTTTTTCTTAAAACCTACAGTGAATTTGAGGCCGATAGATACGCTTTTGAAAAGTTGGCGGGTTCGTCTCCGGGTAGTTTGCTCTCGATGTACGATAGTTTGGTTGAGATTCTTCCATTCTCGGGGCGCGAACAGTGTTATCGCTTTGCTGAAATGTACCGTAATATCATGACTTTCAACTATGAGAAAAGCAACGATAAAAAGTATCTGAAGGAAATTTCAGACTTCAATAAAAAATTTGAAAAATATATGGGAAAAACTATTTCATTCTATGGCTATAATCCAATGTCGCCGCTCGATTTGGCAGGCTCTACAACTTTAGAAACTCGGGCTTTAGCGGCTCCGGTTATAACCATTTCAACCGATAATTATTGGATATTCAATGGCGTTAAATCTAACTATTTAGCTACTGGTACTTATCCCGAAATTGATCCTGATGGTTATTTCGTTTTTGAAGGTGCTTCTACTGGCTGGCATGTGTCGAATAGTAGGTTAACTATTATCGACGGCTTTTGGGCAATCAATGGCGAAAAAACTCAGTTCGTTGCTGGGGTTGTTCCTGATGTTGCTCCTGAAATTGTTGATCCTGTTACCGATGATGCCGAAACTGATAATCTGGGTACTGAAACGCCTATTACTGGTTCTGGTGTTGTGGCTGCTGTAGCTTCTAAAAAGTGGTTGATTATTGCCGTTGTGGCTGCTGTAGTGGTTCTTGTTCTCTTAACTAGTAAGAAATGAATAAGAAGCTAAAAATAGGGTTAATAGTTGCCGGGTTGTTTTTGGTGGTCGTTCTGTCTATTGTGGTGTACAAAAAGTTCACCGAAAAGGCTAAAGATGATACCGATAACCTTGTTGTCGACTCTTCAAAACTTTCGATAACGAATAATCAGGCTATTTTAATTTCTGATGCTCTGCTTTCGGCCATGAATAGATATGGCACCGATGAAGAAACTATAATTGCTAACCTCACGCCGTTAAATAAAAACGACTTGTTGTTGGTAATCAAAACATTTGGTTCAAAGCCTTATGTTCCTAGTGGCGGTTTTCTCGCTGACTCTTGGTTTCAGTTACAATTTACATCTACTGAAATGACTTTGGCCGGATGGTTAAAATCTGAACTGAGCGGAAAGGCTTTGGAAACTGTTCAACAAATATTTATAAACAATAATATACCTTTTTAGTTATGAAAACAAAAACTTGGATTTTAATTGGTGTTGGTGTTCTTGTGGTTGGCGGTCTTATCTGGTTCGCTGTTGCCAAAAGTAAGGAAGAAACTCCTGCTCCGATTCCTGCTGGGGGCGCTGGTACTAATCCTGCTGCGTAATGGCTTTAGTTCTAAAAAATAGAACTGCGCTTTGGATAACCGGAGTTGTTATTTTTTGTGTTGTCGCTGTTTCTCTTTTCCTCATTTTCAGGAAAAAAGGCAACAAAATAAATAACGCTCTTTATCCAAAAACGGCTGCTGATGTCGATGCTTCTGCTTTTCCTTTAAAAGTTGGAAGTGATGGTATTTACGTAGAAATGCTCCAGCGTTATCTTTTGGCTCGAGGTTGTCAACTACCTTATTATGGTGCTGACGGTCATTTTGGTGAAGAGACTGTTGTTGCTCTTCGTTCACTAACTGGCACTGATACGGTTTCTCTTGATGCGTTCAAAAATTTGTATCGACACTCTGAATTTACTTCAATCTTTTAGTATATGGAAACTGCTATTGTTACTGCAATTGCGGGTGCTGCGGGTAGTTTGTTCGATGCTGTTGGCTCTGTGTTTGTTTGGCTTGGTGCTACTGAAAAAACCACACAATCCAAATTTAATAATTCTACGGCTTGGATTAATTCTTTTGTTGGTCTCTCTCAGGCTGAAACTGCTGAGGAAATTGCGCGAATTGATGCTCAAAAAAAGATGTTGCTGTATATCTGTCTAATCATTGTAGCTGGTGTTTTCGCTCTGGCTTTAATCAAAAATAAAAAGTAATGGCTGAATATCTTCCTACTGGTGATGTTACTGCGGTGAATGTTGATTCCGCTTTAAAAGCTTGGGAATCTGCCCAGTTTAATTTAGTGAAAGCTTCGACCAATAATTGGTATGAGTTCTGGGATTGGGGCGAATATTCGCGCATGAAAACTATTGCTGATGAGGCTCATTTAATGTATTTGGATTTAAAGGCAGCCTATGAATATGATATGGCTCATCCCGAAGGTTCTTATACTGGTTCTTCTACTTCTACTATGGGTATGTATGTAGTTATTGGAGTGGCTTTGCTCATTGCTGCTTTTGTTGTAATCAAAATCGTTAAAAGTTAGTTCGTATGATTAATACTTATACAATTATTGCTGATGTTAAGGTATTTAATACTTCAACATTAAAAGAAAAAACCTTCTTAAAGGGAACTCAAGTAAAAGGTTATCCAATTTCTTCGGAGTCGGGGGCTGTTATTGCTGTCAATTCTGATGGGTTTCTTATTCCTATTACTAATTGTCAAATAGTAACCGTTTCGAACGGTGCTAAACTGGCAGTTGGTTTAATTATAGTTGGCCTGCTTGGGGCTTTGGCTTATTTCATTTTTCGTAAAAAATAAAACTTACTGTAATGGCTGTTAAAACCAAAAAAACAAAAAAGAAAGCAACAAAACGTACTTCAAAAGGTACTTCGATGCTTGTAAAAATTACTACTGAAGCAAAACGTATTAGAAAAGCTTTGCCCGCTAAAAAGTGGACTTCTTGTATTAAAGAGGCTGCAAAAAAACTTAAAAAGTAACGATCATGGCAAAGAAACAACTTTCGGCAAAACAAAAAGCTGTACTAGCTAAAGGTCAAAGCCTTATGAGAGCGGCTGTAGTGCTTCAAAAAAAAGCGGGTGTTAAAACTCAGCATGTTAAAGCAGGGGGAAAAACTCAACTGCTCGATGTGTATAAGCTGAATTTGAGCGATGCACTGAAAAAAGTTAAAAAACAAAGGTTAGGACTTTAGTCCTGACCTTTAAACCAAAACACTATTATGAATTTGATACTGATTGATAAAGTTAATTCAAACCAGTTGCCGTTTTCCGATAAGGTTCGCTTTATTTCGTCGCGGTTGGGTATAAATCCCGATTGGTTGATGGCTGTTATGTTCCTCGAATCGTCGCTAAACCATAGGGCTTTAAATCCTCAATCTGGCGCGGTGGGCTTAATTCAGTTTATGCCCAATACGTGTAAAGCTTTTGGACTCACAACAGATAACTTTTTAGCTATGTCGAATGTCGATCAGCTTCAATATGTTTGGGAATACCTAAAACCGTATCAAAGCAAAATGAAATCGTTTGTTGATTGCTATTTGGCGGTGTTCTTTCCGCGTGCCATTGGTCGGGATTCTGATTTTGTTATTGAAACGAAACGTTTACCTGCTCAGTTAATTGCAAAACAAAACGCTGGCTACGATCTTAACGGTGATTTCCGCATAACCAAAGGCGAAATTGAACGCGCAATTACTAACCGATTAACTAAATACCGCACTGCTTTATGTTGATGTATGGCGAACTGGTGAGCAACCGGGCAGAATTCGAAACAAAAGTAATTTCGATATGTAAAAAGTTAGGCATTCACCCCGATTGGTTGATGGCTACCATGTACATTGAAAGTACAATGATACATACGGCTGTGAACGTAAAAACTAGAGCAACCGGATTAATTCAATTTACACCTTCAACGGCTGTATCGTTGGGAACTACTGTAGAGGCTCTTAAAGCTATGTCGAACATTGAGCAACTTGATTATGTGTATAAGTATTTAAAACCTTATGCGCTAAAAATCAAATCGTTTGTTGATTGTTATTTCGCTGTATTCTTTCCGGCTGCAATTGGGCAATATTCTGATTATATTCTGCAAACTATGGGACTTTCAGCCCGTTATGTTGCCGATTTAAACGGCGGTTACGATCTGAATAACGATAATCAATTAACCTTTCGTGAGGTTGAAACAAAAGTTCTTTTGGCTATCGATCCCAAGTACCGGGCGCAACTGATATCAGAAAAAGTTCCGGTTGTTATCAAATGGGACTTTCAGCGGATTGTTTTTGTATTGTTGGCCGTTGCTCTCATTGGCTTTGGCGGGTATTCACTCTTTAAAATTTTCAAGAAATGACTCTGATTTACGAAGACTTGGTAAAAGAAAATAAGGTTGCTTTTTTAGCTCGTATTCAGCAAATAGCTGCGGGGTTGAATATCAATCCTAATTGGTTAATGGCGGTTATTTATATCGAATCTCGGTTCGATCCTAAGGCTGTGAACAAACAAGCTGGCGACTCTAAATTGGGTAAAACTGATTTTGAACTTGCTTTAACTCGTGGCGTTGGCCTCATTCAGTTTATGCCAAACACTTGCAAGGCTTGGGGACTTAACGGTCAGGATATTTACAACATGAGCAACTTAAAACAACTTGATTACGTTGAAAAGTATCTTTCGAACTACAGGGGCAAAATGAAATCTTTTGTTGATGTTTATTTCTGTGTATTTCGGCCTCGTGAGGTTGGTGAATATCTCGATTTTGTTTGTGGTTCTTTGGGTTCTGATGAGCTTATTAAGAAGATTGCAAAACAAAACTCTGGGCTTGATCTGGACAAAAACGAACAGATAACCAAGCGCGAAGTTCAAACAAAAATACTTTACGCAATTGACGAAAAATATCATCCATTACTAACTGTATAACTCTAAAAATTAAACTGTTATGAATAAAACTTTAAATATTTCAATCGCTGTTCTTCTTATACTGTTGGGCGGTGTACTATTGTATCAAAAACTAACACAAAACTAGTATGTTAGGCATTTCGACACTCGAAGAAAACAGCCTTCAACCTAATTTGGTTGATATTGTTTCTGATTCTGAAATATACCTTGGTTTTGCAAACAATGGCGACGAATCAAAGTGCGCTATTGTAAAAATCAGCACTACGGGAACCGAAAAACGTTTCCTATGCCCTGAAAATGGGATATTCGATTTCAGTCACAATTGGGCTGATCGTGCCTCGTACACTTACCAACTCCGAAAAATCTAAGCTATGACACAGGTTTTTAATCCTTTGCTGAAATATGGGTTTCAATTGGTTGATGAACGTGTTGATTTTATTTCTATTTTCATTCTTGTAGTTAGTGGGCTTTTAGATGCTGATTTTCAGGATGAAAATCTTTCTGTTGATGTTCAAAATTCTCCTTTAATATTCGATTTTAATTAAAAAAAATATGAGTTTACAAATAAAAAGAGGGGCAAGTATCCCTAGTGATTTGAAGGCCGGGGAGCCTTTTTTCAAAAATGCTGAATCTTTAGCAATTGGGAATGGTGACGGTTCTTTTAAAGAATTTATGCCCGGTAGTGGTGCTACTGAAACTTCCGAATTGATTGAATGGGTCTCTGGTGATTCAGAACCCGTTGTTAATGCAGATTATAAGTTGGGTATATTTATTGAAGGTTCTACTCATTTGGTTTCGATTTTTTCGGTCGGCCTAAAAACAGTTGCTCGTATCGAGGCTTTTTCTAAAACGGTTTTAAACCAGCTTGATCCTAACTATGAAATTATTCAAATCATTGACTCTGAATCATATTATTATTTGTTGTGTTCATCATTATCGGGATTATCTGTTTTTAGGTATAGTGCTTCCGGATATTTAGATCATTCGTATCGGGTTTCTTTAGACGGTAATTCTTCTAAGTTGTTATGTGCTACTGATGATTTTGTTTTTTTTACAGAAAATGTTGCCGATGTAGAAAATCATATTTACAGAATTGATTCGGGAGTTTTTAATACTTCTTTTTCTGTATCCCTTGGCTCTGGTAGTTCTTGCCTTTCTATGTTTTTCGATAGTAGTGATAATACGTGGTTAATTTCTGGTCGTAATAGAATCGATAGTACTGATTTTCCTTTTGTGAAAAAAATTGATTCTGAGGGTGTATTTGATGATTTATATGCAGCTCCTTCTAATTTGATTGATTCTGATTTTATTTTACTTGGTTCTTTTGTAGATGGTCTGTTTGTAGTCTTAAGTTCTACCGGTACTAGGTTTTTCAGTATTTTGGATAATTCATATATCTATTCTTCGTCAAAACAACTTTCTTCTTGGCCTATTCTTATTGATTCTAGTTTTGTTTTTGTCTCTAATTCGGAGCTTTCAGATTTATGTATCGTTAATCCTTCGTTGTCTTCTGAATCTGTTTATTCGTTAGGTGCTTCGGTTTCTTCCGATTTTAGTGGAAGTGGGCTTTGTCCTGTGCGGTTTGTTCCGTCTGAAACAAATCCCCTAAATGGTCTGTTTTTAATTTCCATGTCAGATGGTAGTATTAAAATTATTAGTTTAGATTCTGGTGTTTTTTCCGATTTTGATTCTATCTCAGATGTTTATTCTTCGGGTATTGCTATTTTTAGTGATGGCGTTGCTTTGTTGTCTAATACTTTATTTTTTGATACTGTTAATTTTCAGACGGTTTTAGCTTCGGATTATCATTTTGTCAGAACTGGTTATTATTCTGGGTCTTTAGATTCTATTTCTAATATCACGGTTTCTGAAGGAAAAATTGTTTCTGTAACATCTGGAGGTTTATTCGGTTAATATGAAACAGCACTCTACCTACCTCGCCTCATTGTTTACCCCTCCGGCGGTTATAGTTAATATTTCGGCAATGTTGGGTCAAAACGTTAATTTCGTTTTGGTTGTAATTATTTCGGTTTTAACTTCTGTTTTTTGGTGCATTAGCATTAAAAACAAAAGATTAGAACAGAAAAAAACACAATTAGAAATTGATATTTTGGAAAAACAAAAACAGGAATTAAAATAAAAAAAAAGCCGGGTAATTAATTTACTCGGCTTTTTTTATGTCTTTAATCTGTTCAATTCCTTCCGGTCGGTAATGGTTGCTGTAAGTTGTTGTCATTGTCAAACTGTAGTGGTCGGCTTGTGATCTTACATACTCGGGGTTTATTCCACAGTCCATTAAATAGATAATCCCTGAATCTCGTTGGCTGTAGAATTGTACATTCTTTGGTATTTCTAATGGTTTCCGTAGCCATGCCCATTTTTTCGAAATCTTTCGTTCGTCTATCTGTTTCATTCCGGGAGTCCAAAACCCGTTGTCGGAAAAAAGGTATTTCCCCGATCCATATTCTAACTGTCGTTTCAGCAATGGTATAATGTGGGACGGTACTGATGCAATTCTTTCGTTTTGGTTTTTTGTTTCGTCTTGCTCTAGTACAATTATTTGTTTTTTCAGATTCACATTTTTTGGTTGTAACCTAGTCATTTCTACCGGGCGGATAAGGCAGTAAAAGCAGAGTTCGCACATAAGCCAATACGATTCCATGTTGTTCTTTTTGCAATAGGCTTCAACACGTTTTCTTATATCTATACTTATTTCAACCCGCTTTTTGCGTTGTTCTTTTTTGGGCTTAATGCCTTGAAATACGTTCACTTTCGAAAAACTATTCTCAACAAACCAGCTCCAAATTGAGTGATACGCCTTAATGTATCCGTTGTATGTTTTGCCGGATACTTCTTTTTCATTCCAACACCAACTAAGATATTCAACGGCCAATTGTCGGTTTATGTTTATGCAGAAAACAACTTCGTCTTTAAATCGTTCGTCTAGGTATCGCAAAAACATATTACAAAACGATTTGTAAGAACGGATTGAATTATCTGTCATTTCCCGGAACTTATCTTTTTGAAACAGTTCCAAAGCCGTAATTATATCGGTGTAACCTTTGCCCGCTTCTTGCTCTAGGAATGGGTTCCAGCCATAGGCCAGCTTGTCGTTTATCTCTTTTGTTAGAACGCGACAATAACGGGTAAATTCGGCATTACTAATTTTTGATTTAATCCGGTTGACTTTTATTTTCTTCCTGAAAAGTTTGTTTGTGCCGGGTTTAATTACATAGTAATCAATGTAAATCTCTTTACCCTTATGAAGCTCGGCGGGTAAATAACTAATAATTTTTGAAGTTTCTGTAAATGACAT